ATGGATAAGTGTACTGCCATCATAGAGTGTAAAGACCGCGGGCCTGACGATGAATGTAAGTATCCGAAGGCGTGTGATTTTAAAATACCAGAGGTGATGTTTGGAGTCAAAAGAGAACAGAATATTTAAGTTTTCAATACTTTGTTTTTGGTTTGTGCTCGTTCTGTCCTCGTCGAAGGGTGAGGCTAGCAGCTTCTCTTTATCTGTAAATTTACCACAACACGTAATACTTCCGCAGCCAACAGACTTCAATTCGAAGAAAGGGCTCGAGAGAGAAAAGATCGTAGCAGATGCTATGGCTCAAGAACAGATTGAGCGCCGCAAAGGACAGAGAGTAAAGTTAATATCTATAACAGTTAAATAATCCGGAGTGCACATGGCCCAGGCCAACCCGTACGCAGGAACATATAGACCTTCAGGAATGAGTTTTTCGAAATCAGATATTGTTCGTGGACTAAAGAGTATTAAGATCAAGGCCCCGAATCGTAAAGCGTCGAGTGCGAGTTACAAGTCTGGTCTCCCAAAGGAAACAGAAGGCGCTGGCTAAATGGAAGAGAAAGAGAAAGATCAACAGATTACACTTCGTAATACATGCGAAGGACTAACCGAAGATTCATTGCTATCGAAGTTCGCCAAGAAACTGCAAGATGGTCATGAGGTTACGCTCACTCCAAAAGAAGCCAAGAAACTGATCGTATATCTCAACGTCCTTAAGCACGGGTTTGCAGCTACCGCTCCAATACTGTGTCTCGGTGAACAATGTCCGTACTGTGGGAAGTGCCCGCTCAGTACAAACAACAATTATCCGATAGGTAAAGAATGCCCTATTGAATCCACCATACTCGAGATGTGGCACGGTGACTATGTAAAGGAACTTGGCGTTGATCCTGACTCAAAAGTAGATGGTGCTCTCGTCGGAGATTTAGTGTTTTGGGAAATACTCGAGAAAAGAGCCACCGAAGAACTTGCAAAGAATCCATCGATCTTACAGAAGACAGTCGCAGGTTTCCAAAATACACCGGATGGTTTAAAGCCTGTGTATAAAGATGAGATGAATCAGATCATACATTTCCTTGAAAAGGCCCAAAGACAAAAACTGAAGATCATGAATGCTCTTATAGCAACCCGCGAAGCAAAAGCTAAGGACGTTAATAGGATTATGGCCGATCCGAGCACATACGCGAGTAAGCTATTAGAGAAAGCGCGAGAGCTAACACGTAAGGCAGCAGAGGCAGGCGTGATAGATGTAACGCCGAATCCGTATAGTGCGGCAGGGGGCAAGGATGAATCCACTATCAATAGCGAGTAAGCTTGGACGCGGTGGATTACTGGCATCATTCATAGCTACCTCTCTGTTGTCTAGCGCGCCATCTGTCGCATTTGCTGAAGCCAAAAAGACCGAGTATGGCCTTAGCGAGGCTGCCTACGAAAGATTGAGTGTACTTAGAAAAGATGCGTTAATTAAAGGGATAAAATTTAGAGTAACTCAAGGGTACAGAAGCCAAGCAGAGCAGGATGCGAAATACGCTCAGGGCAGAACGAAGCCAGGTAAAATAGTAACGTGGACGAAGACCTCTAGGCACACCTCCAGGAACGCCTTTGATATAGCCGTTGAAACAGACAAGGGGATAACCTGGGACCCAAAGGCCTATTCAGAAATTGGTAAAATTGGAAAGTCAGCAGGTCTTAGGTGGGGTGGAGACTTCGCCGGAAGAGACATGGTCCATTTTGAAATACCGAAGAAGGGCTATGTAATTCCGGCCGGAAGAATGGGCGATGTCAGAAAGACGACAGACTACATAGCCGGGCTTACTGAGGCTAGTAAGGAATCAGCTAAGAATGTGTCCGATATGCTATATGAAACTGCAGTCCATGAGTCCGGTGGGTTGAGGTATAGCCAGCAAGTTTGGGGACAAGGGAAAGCAACCAGTATTTTTCAGATTGAACCATCCACTGCAGAGCATCTTGTGAGCTGGTCGATGCGACACAAGAGGGCGCTCAATATTCTTGTGGCTACATCTGGGAAGACAGAGAAACAGCTGAAGTCTATGTCCAGGAACGAGATATCTAAACTCGTGTCAAGTAACGAGAAGTTCGCTGCTGCAATGGCTCGCGTGAAATACTTAACTGCCCCGGGGGCAATCCCAGGTAGCCTAAACGACAGAGCGGCTTACTGGAGTAAATATTACCAAGGTACAAGTAATCCAGAGAAGACAAAGCAATTCATAGAGCAGAATAAAAAAGCAGCTGCAGATCTTAGCGGTGCGTCTGTGAGTAACGTAGTTAGCAAGCATGTCAATAAGCCTCCGCAGAATCATGGTTTAGTTGATAAGATACACCAGAGTAAGGTGAGTCACAATATTTCGAGCCAGAAAAAGAAACTCTCTATAATGAGTAAAATACTTCACAGTGTGAGGTAAGTATACAATGGAAGTTGACAGCAGATATTTAGAGAGTTCTGAATATGGGGATGAGCCAGCAAGCCTGCTTGGCATAGCGGCAGGCATATACGGCTATTCCGCTATAGATATGTTGGCGCAGTTCCGGTCCTCTGGCAGGTTATACGCCCCATGGACTGGCCCGTTCACCGGTGGTAAGAGAATCGGTGCGAGCATGATAGGTCGTGGGGTCGAAAGGAACGGTCAAAGATTACGCGGGGTAGACAAGTACGGTAAGATGCTGATGGGTGCGTCCAGGGTGGCCGGAGCCACCAACGCGTACTTCATAGCGTCTGACCCAATCTGGTTCGCAACTAAGTTCCTTCGTAATCCATTTATGCTCGCCGCTGGAGCAGCTTGGTTCGGTACTGGCGCATCAATACAGAACTCGTCAAGAGCACTCGAGAGAAATCAGTACATGAAGATGTCGGTTCCATTTAATGATTCCGAACGGTCTTATACGTCGAGGCAAAGGGCTGTTAGGGCTATAGCTGAGTCACATTTGCAAGCAAGAAGCGCCATTGGAGGCGAAGCCCAGCTGTATCACCGGTGATAATTAGGAGAAGCATAAATGGTTAAGTTAAAGTCTTTGTGGGCCAGTTACACTAATGCACTTAATCTCCCCCTCCTGAGCCGTATGATGAAGCGCGGGTACGCCAGAAAAGGTCCAGATGGAGGCGCGTATGGGGCCAGGACAGCTATGGGGAAGTGGATGAGAGGGTACAACCCAAAGGGTAGTAGACCGGTCGACTTCTATGCTCGTAGTGCTACATTGGCTGCTGGCGGAGCATTAACAGCTGGCGCTAGCGCTACATTGGCAGGATCACTCGCAGGCAAAAAGTCAAGGAGTCGGGGTGAGGTTGCGCCGATCATTATCAATCTTCCTAACAATCCGTACAATCACATGTGGCCAAACTAAGATATCGGCGGTACAATGAAATGGTACTATCGTAAGAAGAGATGTAAGTCGTGGATTGATTGGAGAACTAAGGTTTACGAAAGAGACAAACACTGTTGTATTGTGTGCGGCCGGAATAACAAAATCATGAACCCACATCATATACTTCCAAAATCACTCTTTCCTAAATTGAAGTATGCATTATCAAACGGGGTAACTTTGTGTAGACGCTGTCATCGGAAGACATTTCGTAGAGAGCTAAGTTTTGTGGAATACCTGGTTAACAAAGTATTCGGGAGGATAGAATCTTGGAAACTTATACATCATTGGCTGACGCTAAAAAAGCGGCCAGTTCAAAATCAGTTAAGGTAGGCAAGGGCAATTTTACGCAACTAAAGTTCAAGACGAAGACCGGTAAGGCTGGAACCTATAAGCGCGGTCACAATAGTCAGTGAACATGATGCAAACATACGCCACGTTAGATGATGCAAAGGCGGCGAAGAAAACTAGCTTTAAGCTGGACCCCAAACACGAGGGATGGTGTACTCCCATGACCAAAAAGACCTGCACGGGAAAGAGGCGTCAGTTTGCTTTGAATGCTAAAAAATCTCATGGGTTTAGAAAGAAAGCTAAGTAGAATCTACGGGTGAGATGCCGGGCCGAGTATGAAAATTAAAATCATTTATGGGCTGTCAGGGACTACCTCACCCATTATATAGAAATGGTAATATGAAGAAAACAGAGATCCATCCTTTTTGTCAGCGTTGTCTGAAGGATCACGCTGGCGTGTGGTACCAGAAGGGTGGGAAGGTGTTCCTTAAGGACAAGGGCGGCGAGTGGGATCTTCAGATCTGTAATCTTATACACGAAGAGATGCAGGTTAGTGAAGAGGCTAAGAGGCTGATGGGTGATGATGATATGGCCTTCGCCAACTTCCTATATAATCCTGTCCTTTGGACAAAGACTGAGCTTGGATGGGATGCTCGCTGGTACCAGGATGTGATGCTCAAGTGTAGCGCACTAAGGAAAGTCAGTCGAATCGGAAGGCGATCAGGTAAAACTGAGGCGATCTGTATACGGATGCTACACTACGCGTATACTCACGAGAATATTATTGTTCTAGTGATCGCCCCGTACAAAAACCAGGTAGGACTTATATTCGATAAGCTCGACACATTCATGGGGAAGAGCGAATCGCTTAAGTCATCCATTAAGAGAAACACTAAGAATCCGTATAGAGTTGAGTTTCACAACGGATCAAAGATCTTGGGGTTCACAGCAGGTACTAGAACAGGCAGTAAATCAACTGGTATCCGTGGTCAAGACGCACACATGATCTTGATTGACGAGGCTGATTATCTTAGTACAAGTGACTTCGAAGTAATCCTTGCTATCCAGGCGTCGAGGCCCGATGTTTTGATTTGGGCGTCTTCAACACCAACTGGCAAGCGAGACATGTTCTGGCGGTTTTGCACAGAGGCTCAGCTTGGATATAAGGAGTTTCATTTTCCTTCAAGCGTGTCTCCGTCGTGGAGTGTGCAGACAGAGCGTATTGAGAGAGCTCAGTATTCCGACGCCGGTTATAAGCATGAATTCGAAGCTGAGTTTGGCGACATAGCAGAGGGCGTGTTCCTTAAGAAGTTTGTTGATGCTAGCCTCCAGGACTACGATCTTAACAAAGTTCGAAAGAACCATGATTCTTTGTATACAATAGGGGTGGATTGGAACACGGCAGGTAATGGAACATGTATCATCGTTAATGAGTGGAACAAGGGGCTGAACGGTGGTCGTGGAGCGTTTAAGGTGGCCGCCAAGAAGGTAATTACACAAGAAGAGTTCACGCAGGTCAGATCGTGCGAGGAAGTCATAGAACTCAATGAAATATGGAATCCTGAGTTCATATATGTAGACGTAGGTTACGGGGCAACCCAGATAGAAATGCTTCGTAAGTATGGGCTTGAGAATCCGCTGACAGGGCTAGCCAATAAAGTCAAGGGCATCTACTTCGGCGACAAGATGGAAATACGTGATCCTGTCACGAAACAGATGGTCAAGAAGCACATGAAGCCGTTTATTGTGAATCTTGCCGCTCGTCGTATGGAAGACGGACAGATTATCCTCCCAGAGTCTGAGGATATTAAGAACGGACTCGTTGGTCAGCTTAGAGACTACACTGTAATACGAACGACGGCGATGGGCCAGCCAGTGTACAGTGACGAGAACGATCACGCGATAGCCGCATGGATGCTATCTATTCTCGCTGCTACCATGGAATTCAGCGACATAAACAAGCAGGGAAGATCAGTAAATATCTCTGTGGCTGGTAAGTTTGGAGAGAAGGTAACTAAAGATTATCTTTTGAATAGAAGTAAGGTTGACCAAGAGAAGAGGGAGCGATTGGCAATATCTCCTCGATGGTTCGGCAAACCAATGTTCCAGGAAACCACAGCACGTAACACAATAGATTTTATGAGGGTGAAACAAAGAAGAGTAGAAGATAAGAGGCCTACTTCGTCTATCAATAAGTTGAGAAGGATGCGAGGCCCAAGCACTGGTGGAAGGGCGAGCTTTTAGTTCTGGTGCGCTGGATAGCCCGTCTTCCCAAAGGGGAGAACCGCTGGCAGTTGACTTATCCCCCCTGTCGGTTGCCAGGCGGGCGCACCAAATACGATGAGGATAAATGGCTTTAAATCAATCTGACGCTTCAAACATAGAGTATAAAGCCAAGATTAGCTGGTATAGAGAACGGGTTATGTCCTTGTCACAAGGATTCGTTAACCCATCAAGCCCCCAAGAGAAGATGACTCCAAGCAAGTACTTGTCTAATCTTGACGACCTAAAGAAGAAGGCCGATAAGTTAAACAAGAGGATTGACGATACAAGCGCTGGATTAAGAATCCCAGTAGATAAGACCAATGATCACGATGTGTCGGTGGCCGTGGCCACTGTTGATCCTGAGAGCGGCGGCGAATACGTAACGTATGAGTTATATAAAAGGTTAGCCGAGCAGGTTAACGCAGGAGTTAGTAGTATCAAGGTAGAGGATATTGTTTCTAACTCTAGCAATGATCCGACTGCGAACTCTCAACTGATTCAAAACAGCATCTATAGTGGGTACGCATCGTACGATGGAAGATCGAACTCGCTAATTGATGATGCAATATCGTATTGGAACTCGTATGACTATGACATTCGGCAGATCCTTAATTTTTGCGATGGATATCTAGGAACGTTCCCTTCCCCGGAGTATGAGCCGTGGGCGTTCAAGGGCGATGTGATGATAGAGAGATCTCAGATCGACGGATTCAGGGGCCTTTGGAATGGGTACTCGGAAGCCGGACGGAAAGATCTCGAGCAGTTCGATGGGATGTTTAAGGATTTAGTTGAACTGAAGCCAGACAGAGACATTGCAGGGGTGACAGAGAGGTATATAGACTATACCAATAGATTCCTGAATAGTCTTAATGATCTTCTTGGTACTCAGTGGACAGCAGATCTGATATGCTGTTTCATGAAATACATTGTTAAGCTCGATCCGAAGACACTTAAAGCGTTCTTGACTATGCTGCAGTTCTTGAAATCTGGGATGAATTTGGATTTCGGGGATATTCTGAACGCGTTTCGAGATATGTTCAACAATTTCATGAGAAATTTGATCATGAATCAGTTGATGAACCTTATACTTCAGATGTTCAGTCGGGTCGTTGAGCCAGTTAAGCGATGGATCGAAGGCCTTAAGGACGGCGGAACAAAGGTGTTCGAGTGTTTGCCTGTAAAGCAGCTGATATTGCAGTACCTTGATGCAGCAGTGTCGTACGCAGAGAACTACATACGCGAAATGTTGCATGAGTGGTATAAGGAGCATGAATTAAAAAGGCTGTCTCAGGAGATGAAGATATTTCATGCCGGAGAGAGCAAGTGGTTAAACCAGGCGATTAACATACTTAACACTATAGTTAGAGCTTCGGAGCTATCTGCAAACTGCGGAATGAACGATACGCCTCAGTCTGACGAAGTTAATAAAATTCTCGATGGTATAAATAGTCCAACTCATTATTCATACCCGGTAGAAGATCGTCCTAATATTTACAATAGCTTTATCACTCCAGAGCAACAGGTTGCCATAGAGGACGGCTTGGCCGTAGGTGATAGCACGATAGTCGCGAAGGTAATGAATCAGGCCGATTCAGCCAAGGTAGCCGCTATTTCAAGCAGGCTCGACGACTGTCGAAGGAATATCACGATTGATGACATGCCGAGTCCGATACTATGGCCATAGACAGTTTCCAACCACATCGGGGGAGATTTTAATGAACTTATTTTCCATCAGCAACAATATCGCCGATAAAACTAAGGTCAATTTCAGTAAGAAGAAGCCGTTAGTTGCCTCAAGAGTCGCGAATGCAGGCGTGGCGTATGGTGTGCTGGGGCCGACACAGAGCAGAACATCTTTCCAGGTCGCAGAGTATAACCTCGGCGAAATATCTAAGGTCATGGACATAGAGTCGTACGTTAGGCAGGCATTCAATAAGCACGTAGAGCTATGCCTGAAGGAAGGATATGACGTAACGTCCCGTGATGAAGCAGCGACAATGTATATCAAGAGACGCTTACGCGAGATGGCAGAGGTCTCCGGAATCACGTTTGATATGATCCTTAGGAGTATAGCCCAGAACCTGATAGCGTACGCCAACTCTTTCCTTGTAAAAGTTCGTGATTACAAGAGGTCTAGCGGCATGCCTATTAAGAGAGTCTCAGGGATGTCGTTACCGCCTGTAGCGGCCTATTTCCCGATGGATCCAACGTCGCTGCGAATCAAAAGAGACTTCCATGGGATGGTATTGAAGTACTGGCAGCGAGTCCCCGGTAATCCAATAATGCCTCAGTTTATACCGGAGAATGTAATCCATATATACTACGATAAGAAAGAAGGGTTCGCATTCGGTACTCCCTATATTGTGCCCGTTCTAGACGACATTCGTTCGTTGAGGCGTATGGAAGAGAATATAGAGATGCTGCTATCCCAGCATCTGTTCCCGCTGTACCAATATATAGTCGGTACAGAAACGGCCCCCGCCGAAGTCTATGAAGATGGAACGTCAGAAGTTGACATAATCAAAGAACAGATTGAGCGCATGCCAACTGAGGGTAGTATCGTCACTCCAGAAAGGCATGAGATAAGGAACCTTGGAGCAGAGGGCAAGGCTCTTGACGCTGCTAACTATTTGAAGTATTTTGAGCGCAGAGTGTTGGCTGGCTTAGGTATGTCTGACGTGGCGCTTGGACGCGGCGACACCTCTAACCGTGCTACTGCTACTACCGTCGACAAAGCTATGACAGATCGGTGCAAGGACTTCCAAACCGTTATAGAGAACTTTATCAATGAGTATATGTTTAAAGAGCTGCTTGCAGAAGGTGGGTTTGTAATCGATGAAAAAGAAGACAGCTTTGTTAAGCTGAGGTTCCGAGAGATCGATATTGACTTTATGCTAAAGGTTCAGAATCATTCAGTCTTTAAGTATGAGCATCACGCTATAACTGAGACTGAGATGAGGGAAGAGATATCCAGGGATCCTGTCGGCGATATGCAGCGTGAGGATATGTATTTCGAGAGAGTCCAAGCACCTATGGGTGAACTAGAGACCGAAGCTGCAGTCATGATCGCAGAAGCAAAGGGCGTAGGTAAGGCAAAGGTAATGGCAAAGAATCCAGTTGCTGGAAGGAAGTCTACCAACAATAGGCAGAAACCTACCAATCAACACGGGACCAAACCCGCTCGAACATCGCAGAAAAAAGATTATGAGAAAATGGCCGCTTTTCTTGACCATGCGTGGCATCTAACAAAGATGGATGTGGTGGACATGGTGAATGACCAGGAGAAATGGCGGGATATTAGCGCAGATAAAGTTGCCCCTATTGTGAAACTTACATACGACAGTATTGTGCAACAGACGTCTGGGATGAACATCAACCACGGTGTACTCCATTCTGGAATCGAATCTTTATTCTTGGAATTAGGAGACCTGCTGTGCAGGAACATAAAATCTACAGAACTCAAGGGTGATCTGGTATATAAGATATCGGGAGTCTTCGAGTCTCTGAGGTTCAAGATCACCGATTTATCAGAAAAAGTTGTCATAGACCAGGAGGAGAATGATGCCAGTGAATATTAGTAATGGAGCCCCGATGGGGCAGGGTGGTGCTGGAATAGGGCCATACGATCCGACAAAAGAGAAAAGTATAGGAAGTCCGTATTTTAAGGCTGTTCAGAAGGATCTGACCAAAAGGTACGGCAGTAATGGCCTTAGGAAGAATCCTCCGTCGAAAAAAGGGAATAAGATCGCTTCTTAAAATATCACAAGAATGTATGGAGAAACCTATGGCCAATAAGCATCTCGAACTTTTTGATACATTTCCGATATCTTTCAAGATCGACAAGTCTAAGACTGAAGTAATTATGAAAGATGCAAAGGAAGAAGTGAAGGGTGGATATAGCTTAATTTGCGAGGTTAATGCTACCCACTCTGGAACGTTGATCAACAATCGAATTTATCCGCCCGATTCGATGAGGAAGGGTATTAGGACTTGGACGTCACCGTATAAGAAGCCAGTTCTGGTGAATCACGATGATACGAAGGACCCGGTTGGCCGCGTCATATCGGCAAAGTACTTAAAAACCGACAGAGGTATGACTGACGTGGACTATAAACCAATCCTTAGGGAGAGCGAGGGGTACGGGTATCAGAGGTTAACAGTCAAGATCACTGACCCTGAGGCAATAAAGAAGATTTTAGATGGAAGGTATGAGACCGTGTCAGTCAGAATGTCTACCGACCATTGCACTTGTTCTATATGCGGTACTGATTGGAGCGGCGAAGATGGCCCGTGTGAACATCATCCCGGGACAAAGTATGATGGCAAGTTGGCTTTCATGACTACGGGAGATCTATCGTATAGGGAGATGTCGTTTGTCAATATCCCAGCCGACGAATACGCTGGAGTGAAGGAAGCTATCGTTTCTGAACAGAAGGATTCTTCGGAAGTTAATATGTATGCGAGTAACGATTCGGAGAAAGTATTATCAGATCTTAGGAGCGGATCAAACTTATATGTCTTGTTAGACGAAGGTTCGGTTGGCAGCGACGATGTTGTGGCCTATCTACTCGACAAGTCCAACAAAGCAAAGACTATGCATAAGGAGGAAGACGTGAAACTAACAGACCTTACTAAAGACCAGTTGAAAGATCTTGACCAGGTTAAGGAACTTGTCACGGAGGCTCTCGATAAGGCTAAAGCGGATTGCGAAGCTGCCGTTAAGGATTGTGAAGCCAAGATGGCCAAGATGAAAGAAGATTCTCTCAGTGAGTTAAAGACACTTGAGGATGCCAAGAAGAAGAAAGAAGAGGACGAAGAAGAGAAGAAAAAGAAGAAGGCCTCCGAAGAGGAAGAGGATGCTAAGAAGAAGAAGGAGTCGGCCGAGGAAGAGAAGAAGGAGAAGCTGAAAGAGAACGAAGTTGAAGAGGATGAGGAAGAGGCCAAGAAGAAGGCCAAGAAGGATGAGGAAGAAGAAGAAGACGCCAAAAAGAAGAAAGCCAAAAAAGGGGCCCCAGTCCCAGAAGAGGACCCAGAGAATAAAGGAAAAGGTAAGTCTGGCGGAGTTAAGCATGGAGCCGGTAATCAGAGTCCTGTCGGTGAAGATCCAGGCGATTCCGTTGATCTTACTTTGAAGGTGCAAGAGTTAGAAGACGCGAATAAGAAGGTACTTGATGAAAATGTGAGGATCAACTCAGAGCTTCACAAGATGGTCGCCGAGAGACTGTATGATCTTAAGAAGACACTTCGTAAACCCGATGTTGTTAGCGTTCTGACCCCAGACGCCCGCAATCAAAAGGTTGAGGAGCTCGCTCAAAGGAGCATAGACTCTCTCAAGGATCAAATCAAGGATTTACTTATAGAACAAGAAACTGCTTTAACTACTGGGTTTGATGGGCAAGACGTTGAGAATCCTGCTATTTCTCAGTCGGATATGACCAATGAAGTCATGGAAGACAAGAAAAAGCTCCGCGAGGGCAAGCATGATACTTTAACCCGTCTTTTCCCTAAATCTAAGTAGTAACACACAAATCTAAAAGGAGGAATATAACATGGCTTCAGCTAGGGTCCCTAGAGGGTATGAACGTAACTCGAACCTTACACGAGATTTTATGGAGATTTCCGATGGTATTCGCCCGGCTCTTGAACTTCGTCCGGCGCAGTATCTCCCCGTGAAATACCAGGATAACTATCTCAATGATTGGGTTGTTGTTACGGCTGGTACTATTGTTTCCGTTGATGCGAGCGGAGATATCGTTAATTGCAATGGCGGTGCTTCGCGTACGTTGACGTATACGGCCAACGACGTTGGTGTTACGGTTGACTTTGAAGCGAATGGTCGCGATACGTATGTGACTGCTGCAAAGACTACGAGTTCGAAAGTTCCTGGTAATAAGCCGATCGGCGTTGCGCCGTACGATTATTTCCAGAATATTAATGCCGGGTTTGATTCTGCCAACCCGACAGGTCTTACGAAATACACGAATTATCAGATACAGGATAAGGTTGCGATTCTCTGCGATTATCTCGTAGAAATCCCCGTTAAGTCTGGCGTTGATGCTTCTGGTACTGTGAGCGTTGGTGACTTAGTGCAGTCAGACACCAATGGTGGGTTTATGTTGTGGCGTGAATCTGATAACACGTCTCAAATTGTTGGGCGTTGTATCCAGCGTCGGGCTGTGTCCGTGCACGACAACCTCGATAAAGTACAGACCGTCCCTGGTCTCGGCTTGTCTGGTTCAGATACGGCTGGTGTTCCTCAGCATCTCTATAACTACAGTACTTCAACTGCTTACTCAGAGAAGATGTTAATTCAGCTCATGGTAGCATAACGTTACCTTAATAAGAGCAAATCAAGGAGAATAGTTAAATGGCAGATCAGAAAATTGAACTTACGGACGAGCTCGTTGGTGCCGTAGCTGCCAAGGTGTTCGATAAAATCGGCACGAGAGAGACCCCCACACGCAAATATTTCTCTGATGCGAAGTTGCAGGAGAAGTATGAGAATGCAGAGAAGATCTGGGGCAACAATGGTTTCGAAAATTCAGCTGATCAGTACGATGCTTCTAAGAAAGATCAGAAGATTGGATTTAAGGAACTCGTTGACGCTCTTTCTACGCCCGATGCATCCATCCTTATTGGTAAAGTTGTTTCCAATATTGTGAAGGAAGCTATCGAGCCCTTGTTAGTTGGTACCAGCTTGTTACACACGATCCGTTTCTCGGCGGGTCAGCAGATCACTTTCCCGGCGGCTGGCGCATTCACCGCTGAAGATATCCCGGAAGGTGGGGAATACCCGGAGCGCAAACTCGAAGTTGCTGGTACGGTTAACATAGTGGCCGTATTTAAATCCCATCTAATTGACTTGAATATCCAGAGTGGAATAACCGATGACATTCTGGACAACAAGGCGGAAGGCTTACTTTTAGCCACCGTGAGAGACTAAACGATGAGACGCTGGAATTTAGCGATGTGATAGTCCGATCTGCATGGTAACATGCAGAGTTCAGTAGAAATATCTGAGCCGTATAAGGAGTAATATGCAAGCATTAGACATAACTAAAGAATACCTAGAAGAGAAGTATTGGGGTGAAAATCTCACGCAACAAGAAATAGCAAATTCTCTCGGAGTCAACCTTAAGACCGTATACAATTACTTGGTAAAATATGGGGTTAAGAGAGGGAGAACGGGTGAGAAACATTGCGGCGAGAGGCACTGGAACTGGATGGGTGGGTATATAGATTCAAGAGGATATAAAATTATCCACTCAGAAGGACATCCGAATGCAGATAAGAAGGGTAGAATTTTTGAGCATCGTTTAGTTATGTCACAGAAGTTGGGCAGGCCATTGGAAAGTTATGAATTTGTTCATCACATTAATGGCGTAAGGGATGATAACAGGGTTGAGAATTTGGAATTAACAACCATAGAAAAACACATCCCTGGACACAAGATAATTTGCCCATGCTGTAATAATGATATTACAAATCTTATATAGTAACAATTCTGCACGGCATTCATCGGGAAATCCGGTGTGAAAGTTCGTATTACAGATGAAATGCTGCGTTATTCGCAGTATGATGTTATGAGCATAGAAGGGATTACGTCCGCGATGCGGAACAATGTGTGCTCAATAAACCAGTTGAAAACGGAGAAACTCCTCTCTGAGGAAAACTTCGTGGGAAGCCCAGAATTCGCGGGAACCCCTAGAGACTAACTATTAACTTTAACTATAATGGGAGCAATTCCATGTTGAATAAGAGGGATTTAAAATCCGCAATTGTTGGGATGACGCTTGGTGACGGGCATTTGAGGAGAAGAGGCAACTCAGTAATAATGGTTATGTGCCACTCAACTAAGCAGATAGAATACGCGAGATGGAAGTCTGGTATATTGTCACAAGAAACACGGATGAGAGAGAACATTTGGAAACCTAATAACTCTTATAATGATTCGAGGGAATTCATTACGGTTTCAAGTATGGCTCATCCGGTATATAGAGAAATTCATGAGACGGTATATAGTAGTAATAAGAAAGTTATAACAGACAAGGTTCTTTCGTATTTGAGCCCAATGGCATTGGCAATCTGGTGGATGGATGATGGTAATTTGTATCATCACTGGAAAAGGTGTTCGAAGGAAGATAGAAGCTCCGATGAGAAGGTTGGTCAGTACAGAAGCGCCGGGTGGGAAGCAACGTTATCGACCCAGTCATTTTCTGAAGACGACAATCGAAAGATAATCGGGTATCTGAAAGGCGAACACTTAATAGATTGCACAATAAAAAATGTCATGGGACAAAATGTTATAAGGATAAATGGCACAGAATTCGAAAAGCTAGTTGAAGTGATAAGACCGTTTATCCATCCCTCTCTTACGTATAAAGTTGATAAGAATAGCGACTGGCACTTACGAAAGTAAGTGATGACATAGTCCGAACTTGCAGGTAACTGCAAGAGTTGACCAGAAATGCGTCAACCCCCATACGACCGGGGTAACATATTGGCATATTCGCGCTGCGGGCCGTGCACTTGCTCGTCATAAAGAAACGAAGATCTTTAACATGATCCGTAACGAAGGTGCTGTGACGTTCGACAACAACACCTCTACGAAGAAGACGTCAGGTCGCGCTTCCGATGGTTCTGGTAACGGGACTATCACGCTCGATGATCTTCTGGTAATGTATTCGAAGGTTGTAGCAAATGGGTTTGTTCCGAACGCTCTGCTGATGAGTCCGCTTGGTTGGTTGCTGTTCGCTCGCGATCCTATCCTGCGTGCCTTTGGTTTTGCGAACGGTGGGCCCATGTTTGGTCCTATGCAGGGTCAGCCCGGTGTGGCTAAATCCTGGTATCAGGGCGGTGTGAACGTTGGTCCTACTGCGGCTGCTCCTTATACCGCATCGACGTTTGCAAATGTTCCCAATATGTTCCCGTCTCCTTTGCGGGTCATTGTTTCCCCGTTCTTAAGCTACACGGCAGCCTCTGGTAGTACCGCGGCGAAGACAGACATCATCATGGCGGATACCAACGAACTTGGTATTATCGTCATTGATGAAGATGTCACGAATGAAGAGTGGGATGATCCGAATCGGGATATTCGTACCATTAAGTTCCGCGAACGCTATGGTCTCGGTATCCTGAACGAAGGTAAGGCTGTCTCTATTGCGAAGAACATTAGTATCACTAAAGCGTACGATCTCGATGATGTTCTGCGTTGGACTGCTGGTACCGGTGCTCTTACAACGATTAACCAGACTGGCGTCTAAGCACGATGATAGTAGCAAAGATTGTCTGGATATCTGGAGTTGGCGGGTTGCCGCCGATAGACCAGAGCGGTTTAGAGTAACGAGGTTTAGCCTGAGGGGCTGGGGCTTTCCTAGCCCCCAGGCTTCCAATTATGATATAATGGGAAGGAAATTGAGCTATGGCAGGAGTTAAGAGAGGTGATAGGGTTAGTCTTAACACTATGAAAAGATCGTTCTTGTTTCAGGACGGGGAAGGTGGCCTAAATCTTATAGCAGGTCATAGTGAGACTGGGATCATCCCGGCAAACGCTACTGACCAGCATTTAGAGCAGATCAACAATGCGATTAGAGCCGAGCAACTATCGGTAGGGTGGGCAGAGGCTAGAACTGAGATACTAGACCGAGACAGTGACATAAAATCAGTCATTGACGGTGGCCGGAACAAGATAGAAAAGTGGATGTACGACGTGAGAGACAATAAGGGCATTCAGAAAGAAACGAAAGTTCTCATGATTGAGAAAGCCGTATTGTTTGAGAAGGCTGGGAAAAATAGGTCCAGCGTACTTGCGTCTGCAGAGCATGTTCTAAAGTTCCTTGGTGGTGTATCACCCGTAGAAGACGGGGAACAGGAAAAAATAGAGATAAAACTCACCTCTGGGAATGAAGACGCAGAGGTCAAGTAGGAGAGAACATGGCATCACCGACAATTATAAGTAGAACACCCGCTCCAAACGCAGTGAGTGTCTATCTTAATGCATATCTTGAGGTGGTGTTCAGCCAAGCGATAGACCCTACTACGATTAATAGCAACACAGTTCTTTTGTATCGTGTGTCTGATTTTGTGATAATGGATAATAGCGCGTCGTTCGACGTGGCATCATTGAAACTGACAGTAATACCGAATATTGTGTTTGATCAGAACACACAGTATAATGCGGTGTTAGTCGGCTTGGACCAGTCCAACGCGTGTATAAAGAATCTGACCGGTGAGGGCCTCGCAACATCGTCCTCTTGGTATTTTACAACGGGGTTACTCCCAGATGATCCTCAGGGTGAATTTGGGGAGAACGATGAAGAGGCGATAGATAAGTCTACGGCTGAATCTCCTGTATCACTTGTTCTACCACCAAAGTCAACTACAGATCTTACGATAATCGGGACCACTCCGGAGAACTATGCAGCAAACATAGGTTCAATAAATAGTGACTTTGAGACCGTGTACTACCACGGGCCAATTCAGATACAGTTCAATCAACCTGTTGCCAGCGGATCTGCCGTATCACAGGATTGGGTGTCGTTTGAAGTGCAACCCGTAGACGGAGATCCGGCCACAGTGGCCATAATGCCAGCCGGAACACTATCGAATTCCGTAGGCGATACTCTAATCTGGTCACCATCTGTAGTTAACGGGGCGGACTACACGTGGAGAACCAATAACGAAATTACAGTAACTGTGTCTGAGGATGTTGTCAGTGCTGCAGGGGCTACTCTAGGAAATCAATTTCGTTTCATGTTTACTACCCCGTATCGACCGTATTACTGCACCGTTCCAAGGATACGATCGGTGATCGGCTCGTTCATACGAGAGATACCTGATGACACAATAGCTAGGAACATATACTTCAATTCTCTCGAAGCGTACAACATAGCCAACACGATATATAGTCAGTACCTGTGGGGCATTGACTCGCCAACATTTGCAGCTAAGATGTGGGTGTGCTGTAAAACCCAGTATGACCTACTGTATGCCAAGTTGCTAGACCAGGCTTCGTCCGGACCTGGGATGATTAAGAGGCTTGGAGACTTCACAATACAGGAGAGCACCGACATACAGGCTGGCGTTAAGGGGGCTCTACAAAAGTCACTTGATTGCACTAACGCGTGGCTTAAGTTAATACTTGGGAAATACCGCCGGGCAAAGTCGAAGATGGCGATCAAGGGTGTAACGTCACCAGCCACTCCTCCTATGCGCGGAGTTAGGACATGGACTTTAGAGACTGGCAGAGATACGCTAGGTGCGAATAAGAATCTGACACGAAGGATCAAGTCGCCTGGGATATATTCGGATTGGAGCTAAGTGCTTCGCATATAAGGAGTTATAGACATGGGGTTACCTCCGTTTCCCAAAGATGGGTTTAAAACATTCCATGTGCCACAATACCCTTTTGCAAGCACCAGGAAGCAATCAGAGACTGACTTGCGTGCTGAAATGAAGGTTATGTTGGAGGGGAACGAGTATACTCCTCGCAGGGGTCATTGGGTACTGCTTCGCCGTATGGATCATCGTCAGAAGTGTCCTTGTTGGAACCGCAAAGGGAAGAACGATAACAGGGAAACCCTTGACAAAGGGAAATATAACGAACCAGAGCTTCGGTGCCCAATATGCCATGGAGAGGGGTATGTGTACGAGGATGAATTGCATCTCACTCGCAGGAGGCTTGTAGCCCCTGAAATAGGCCTTGCTGGATCTGAGGCCATAACAGAGATGGGATTTTTCAATATAAACTACGTAGTGTTCTACTTCATGTACTATGTCGCTCCAAGCAAGGGGGACAAGATAATAGAGATTTCCCTGGATGACGACGCTAACCCGATCAGGCCGTTTGTGCACCGGGAGATGTATAGGATTGCGTTAGGTGAGCCGTTTAGAGATCAGAATGGCAGAGTAGAGTTCTATCGGGCGGCAGCGAAGTTGGAGGTTATTTAGAATGGCCGCTATAGGCGACAAAATAGAGTCATACAGCGCTCTGGACTATCTAGTGTCTGATCCCCACGGTGGGGGGATGCGTCAATCTGACAGAAATGCAAGCTTAAACCAGATTACGACGTACATTTACCAGAGCTTGCTTGATTTTCAAGGGAAGTGGTACACGGAAGTGCGCGGGAACAGTATCATAACCATGCCGAATGCCAGGTATCTTGCTGTCGGCGATAAGATCTCCAATGCTACAAAGGGGACCACCTACCTAATAGCAGAGGTCATCACCGAAGCTGGCAGTGGTGGGAAAATTCGTTTAAATACTATGGGTGCCGCAACCCCAGTGGAGGGGGATTTGCTGGCGCTTGAAGACAAGAATACAGTAAACTTCCAGTCGTCGTATTCACGGTATTATCAGGACAAGCCAGTAGCTGACTGGCGTGATACGATTGTCTACAGAGTGAAGAGAAGAGAGCCTGGGACAATAGGGAAGCATCCATTTGACCCTCCAACAGAAATAAAGCCCAGGGTCAGGGAGCAAAGGGTCGATACCGATCACCCAGGATGTCACGTGATGGTGATGGGACAGTGGTTCGATAACCTTATACAATTTGATTGTTGGTCCAAATACAACAATAGGGCTGACGATCTGGTAGAATGGTACGAAGATTTCATGTATAAGTATACATGGGTATGGAAAAAGAATGGGGTCAACGAAGTACTATACTGGATGAGAACAACGGACGAAGAAAGCAGCAAGTGGAGGAATGACTTAGCAGTTAGGACAGTAATATATTACTTTAAGACAGAGAAAATAGTCACGATTAAGGAATATGATTTTAGACAGATAGACTTATTCTTGGGGCTTGGGGCCGCGTATCCATCCGGATACTACGGGGTCAACGGTGCAAATACGCCACATGCTTCTGGAATTACGGAGATTCTGGACAATAGTACAGGATCTTAGTTACTTAACAAGGAGGAGTCGATAATGCCAACCTTTGCAAATTTACCAGGAGCAACGGTAGAAATTCTAGACCAAGGTTTACGTATTAGTAGGCCACCGTCTGGTCCCAAAGTCCTCCTGCTAGGCAAGACCACGTCAACGAACACCAATGCAACTCCATACGTACCGTACTCAGTGTCTACCGGATCTATATCGGCTGCTGACATGGCATTTAGGAATGCCGATGGTACGGTAAGTGAACTCAGTAAGGCCCTGTATGAATGCCAAGTCGCTGGTGCTAGGAATATTGATCTTATGAATATTCTACCCACTGCGTCCGGCGCTAAGACTACGCTCAATGATATATATGGGTATCTCGGGGCTGCCTACGATGTCTTGATCAATTATGATGCAGACATTGTATGCCCAGTTGGTGTGTATCTTGATGACACTGTGTCAGTGAACATCCATGGCACAGGCGGAACTGCGTGGAACTTTGGTTATCAGCTAGCAGACTTTTGTTATCAGGCAACAAAAAACAACAATACATACATAGGAGTTATTGGAGTGAATCCTGCGTATGCTGATCCATCCGGAACTCCGACGTTACAGCAGATTGAAACCTGGGTTAGCACGCTCCAGAATTATACCGGGAATCTTGCTTCATATAACGGCACAGTAGGGAACTCTGCTGGAGTACCGACTAGTTATAGGTTCGTCGCGACTAGCACTAGTCAGATGCCTGCATCGTATGCATCTGGTGACGTCACTGATTCTAGAGGCAATAAAGTCGATATAGGTGCGTACATCTCCGTTGTTGCTGCTAACGTTAGGGCGATCAATGAGGTGTCCACCAGCGTTTACCCAACTCTAGGGTATTATAATTCGAGCGGATCTGCTGCATACGCCGGATTGATCTCTAGCCTTGAAGCGAAGAGCGCCCCCACAAACAAGGTCGTAGAAGGGGTAACGCTTTCTCAGGGTATCTCGAATGCTCAGGCTGATAGGCTTGCTGGCAGTCGGTACGTCACGTTTATGTCAAAAACAAAGGGTATAGTGGTCGCCAGTGCGATGACCGGAGCGTACAATGTGAGTCAGTATTATCGCTCTGATTTTGTTAGATTATCGACTGTACGCATCGTCCATGACGCTATACAGTATGTGCGGACTGTGGCCGAGCAGTTTATTGGAGAGCCGAATAACGCCCCCCAAAGGAACGCTTTGTCAAATGCAATTAATAATGCGCTAAAGACCATGCAAGAACGTGGGGCTTTACGCCGTTTTGATTACAACGTGTATGCATCCCCAACAGACCAGGTTTTGGGCAAGGCCACCGTTGAACTAGTCCTCGTACCAGCATTTGAGTTGCAACAAATCACTATCGTTGTTGCATTAACCTCAGAATAAACTCTAGAAAAGAAGGAGAATAAACATGCCAGTTAGCGAATATACTCGTAGTTATAACTCTTTCTCTGGTGTGGACATTAAAGCCACATTCGGAGGGAAGGTTATCGGAGAACTACAGGGCGTGTCATACTCTGTGACGAGGGAAAAGGCTCCGATCTATACCATGGGGAGTGCTGATCCTCGCTCTTTTTCGAGAGGGAAACGAGGTATTGCTGGTTCTCTTGTTTTCACAGTGTTTGATAGAAGCGCTCTATTGTCTACGTTTCAGAACTCTGGGAATGATGGCAGGTTTTTTGCCCATGACTCAGACGTGAATAGATTGGCCACTGAGGATGCGCGAGGCACTCAGTTGGCTCAGGACGTATCGACTGACAGCAATTGGCAGTCGGCGTGGTATCCGGATCAGATTCCTCCATTTGATATCGTGCTAACTGCAGCCAATGAATACGGCCAGGTAGCGAAGATGTCGTTGCGTGGATGCGAGATCTTGAACGAAGGTTCTGGTATGTCGATTGACGATATTGTTACGGAACAGCAGATGACTTTTATCGCTCGGGAGATTTCTCCCTGGCAGGCGTCTACTTCAGACGTTTCTGCGACTAGGCCGTATGGTACTACCGGCAGCTCGGCAATGACATAATTGATGTTGATGGGGCTTGCGCTTACCACGTGAGCTCCATTCCAAGGAGACGTATGGATCAAACAGAGATAGAGAGAAGTGCCAGGAGTAACGCGATTCACGGGTATGAATACCGTGGAACGTTCAATTCTTTCTCTGGGACTGATATTGTGGCGTATATTCATATACCGCCTCAGCAGCTTAGCGGCGATGATGTTGTTGGTCCGGCGCCACAAACAGAACCGATAGTAGGGGTATTGGGGAATATTCAGACTATCAGCTACAGCACATTTAGGGAAGTTGAACCGGTGAGGAGCTTGGGTAAGACGTATGCCGATGGGTACACCAGGGGACCAAGGACTGTTGCAGGAACAATAATATGGACAGTGCTTGACCAGTATGTCCTCGCTGAAGCCCTAAAGTATGCCAACGTGTCAGATAACTATGACGCAACAAGTATATTGATAGACCAGATCCCGCCGTTTAATATTATTATCACGTTTAATAACGAGTATGGTGATGTTGCGACAATGGGCATATATGGTATCCGTATTGTTAACGAGGGATCGACATTTAGTATTGACGACATGATAACAGAGCAAACAAATTCATTCATAGCTTCCGACATAGATATGTTGCATAAGGGGGCGCCATTTAGAGACACAAGGATGACGACCGGGTCATCTACCGGGTCTGACATTATGCGTAGGATGGTTAATGAGAGAATGTCGTCTCATGGGAGCACTAGACAATGAGCGCCAATACAGGCTATAGGGCCTCCCAGATGGCCAACGAGAGTAATAAGTTCGATTTTTACTCTCGTTGGCCATCT